TGGTAGTACCTTCACGAAGTTGGATAGAGATATCCACTCCGGGAGGTACCTTCCACAGCACGGTCCAGGGTCTACTGCCGATGGGCGTCTGGGAAACCAGAAGTTCCTTCAGGTAGTCTGGACCGAACGTCTCGAAAAAGCCGGACTCAATGCCGGCGAGAATCTCCTCCCTAATTGGCGTTTTTACGACCAGTTGGGCGGAGTTGACTTCCTCGAACCTGGCGCAGAGGTACCTGTAAAGGTTACCCTTGTGCCTAAGACGCTTAAGACTCCGCGAGTGATCGCCATGGAGCCGACCTGTATGCAATATATGCAGCAGGCCGTACTCTCGCGTTTGCTCGCGCACCTCGGTCAGGATGACTTCCTGTCGAGGGTTATTGGATTTGATGACCAGGTTCCTAACCAGGACCTGGCTCATCAAGGTTCGATTGACAACCGAACTGCGACACTCGATTTGAGTGACGCTTCCGATAGAGTCTCGAATCAGCTCGTTCGGGCTATGTTGAATCGGTGGCCTCATTTATTTGCGGCTGTCGACGCTTCACGGTCCAGACGGGCGGAACTTCCAGGGAACGGGCAAATCGTCCGTCTCTCGAAGTTTGCGTCTATGGGTTCAGCACTTTGTTTTCCATTTGAAGCAATGGTATTTACTACATTGATCTTCATTGGGATTCAGAGATCGCTTAACACGTCACTTTGCCGCAATGACCTGAAAAGGTATGCGGATGAGGTGCGTGTCTTTGGGGACGATCTAATCGTTCCTAGAGACCATGTGCTTACCGTCGTCGATACACTCGAACATTTTGGTGCTCGAGTGGGGACCGACAAGAGTTTCTGGACCGGAAGGTTCAGGGAGTCTTGTGGTAGGGAGTACTTTAATGGAGAGGACGTTAGCATAGTCCGTATCCGGCAAGAGTTCCCTACACGACGGCAAGACGTGAGTGAGGTCATCTCATTGGTCAGTCTCCGGAATCAACTCTATATGAGTGGTTACTGGAAGACCGTGAGATGGTTGGACGAACTAATTGG